GCAAGTTCTTTTGCAGCTTTTTTTCGTTCTTTCTTTTCAACTTTCAATCTATCTATAACAACTTGTGCTTCATCTGTTACATATTGTCGTTGCACAAACCGTCCACCAATTTGTTCTGAATCTTTCATCTCATCCAATCCTTCCATAGATTGTTTACCAATCTCAAGGATACATGGAGTATAGAGTTGAACAAATGTAGGTCCGACTTCTCTTGCAATATGAACTGCGTTCTGAATAGCTTCTTCTACTCTATTTGGTTTACTTACAGTCAACATAACTGCATATGCACAACCAGCTTCTCTTGCAATCTCAACCAATCTTACTTTTTCAAAGGCCTTGCCCTTTGGTGCCATCTTAGCAACAAAACCTTTCTGCATCAAACCAGATTCTTGTCCACCTGTATTTGCATAGAGTTCATTGTCAAAACATATAGTGGTGAATTTTTCTTGACGAAACCAAGATTGCATAGTCATGTCCAAACCAATATCAACAGTTGCACCATCACCAGCTAAAACAATAACATCTTTTTCTACGTCTGGAAATCTTGCTTTCAAAGTTCTCTTTAATCCAGATGCAATAGCATTCTGATTACCAAAAAGTGAATGAATATTTTGTACTGCAACATGAGGAAACACTAAACTTGTGCAACCAGTAGAACCAACAAAAACTGTATCTTCAGGTGCAGGTATTGATGCAAGAATATATCGAAATGCAATAGACTCTGGACAACCAGCACAAAGAGAATGTTGTTCAATTAATTCTTTAGACGAACCAATATCTTTCCAACCACGATCCTCTTTACCATATGTCGCATTCTCTACTAACTCCTGATACTCAGGCGGCATAATATTTATAAACTCTTCGCATATATCTATTTTTTGTTTACTCATTTGTGTTTCCTCCAACTTCCCGCAAATACTGCTGTTTTGTTCATAACAACTCCTTTAATCTCATCTCTGATAACTTCAGAGGGCATAGTCATACCACCCATAACATGAGGTCCTGCATATACTCTCTGATTATCAGGAAGAACAGCTTTAATTTCTCTTGCCAACCATCCTGCAACATTAAACTCTGGAACAAATATATGTTCAGCATTGGCTGTTGCTTCACGAAGCTCCTCTGTTGGAAATGGTCTAATAGTTTTAATCTTAACCAAACCAACCTCAATTCCTTCTTCTTCTAATAATCTTATTGCTTCTCTACTCTGAGAAATAGCAGTACCAGATGAAACAACTAAAATCTTTCTATCAATATTAACTGTGTCTATCAAACCATCAAGTAATCTAATCGTATGTTTACGAGATCGTTCAACGGCTGCATGAACTTCTTGTTGCCAAGATGCATGAGTAGCATAACTAATGTAATTAGACTTCATAACAAACGGATCACGCATCATTCTTATTGGTGCTGATTCCATATCCATAACCGTAACTGGTGATCTATAAGGATCATATGGTGTTAAAGTCAATTTATCACTTGGCAACACAACAGTATCTTTTGTGTGTGTTACAAAGAATCCATCACAAACAGTTGCTATAGGAACATGAACATCTGGTTGTTCTGCAACGATAAAACCTTTCAGTATAAAATCAAATAAGTCTTGTGCTGTTTCAGCATGCCATACCAACATACCAGTTTCTAAGAGATAATGCATCTCAAGTGTATCTGGTTGAATACTCAACGGTGAATTAATACCACGACAAGTCACACATACCTGAATAGGTAAACGGGAACCGGCCCACATTGGAAAATTTTCCATTGCTCTAAGAGTGCCAGGTCCTGCTGTAGTAGTAAAAACTCTATGTCCACCAAACGCAGCTCCCGCACATTGACCCATAACAGCAAATTCACTTTCACCTCTAAAGTATTCATCTAAGTATCCTTCTGCATACAATTCACCTATCAATGCAGCTGCTTCACTTTGTGGAGTGATTGGATATGCAACAGAGGTACCAACACTTGCTCGTCTAATAGCTTCTTTGATAACCTCACTACCAGTAAAGAAAACTGGTTTTTGTTCTGAGTTATAGAAGATATCGTTTATATCTGTATACGTTTGACCAACACCATTTACTTGACCAAGCTTTTCATGTGTCGATCTTATTATCTTTGTTATTTTTTCTTTTTGTTGAGATGCTGCGGCAACTTGTGTCATTCCATCTCCTATTAATATTGTGAATCAGTCAATGCATCCATCATTTGATCTGACCCAAGATTAAATATTCCACCAAGAGGATCTGCATAACTCTCTGATGTGTACTCAACAGTCGTATCATAAAATGCAACATCTGGTATTTCTTGTTGTTGATAAGAACGAAATCCTGGTGTTCCAAGAATACCCATTAATGCTAACTTCGTACCATCTGCATCTCCTCCTGCCATTTGGACTGCTTGTAATACTCTTGTTACTATAGCTTGAACTGCTTTTGCTTTATCTGCTTTAGTTTCTTTTGAATCTTGTTTTTCTTCTTTTGAATCTGATTCAGATTCTTGTTCTTCTACAGCTGTTTCAACTTCAGCAACTGCTTCTGCAACTTCTGCTACTTGTTCTGGTTGACTATCACTAGATGCCATTCCAGTATTGATTTGTATTTTCTCTATTGTACCAGCAACAGTTGGAACAGATAATGTAACTGCTGTTGATGTAGTTGTTACTCCAACACTAATATTACTAGTACCAGAAGGAGTTGCAACACTTATTTCCATTTGTGCTGTATCTACAGCAGACATACCTTGATCTGTAACTATATCATCAACAGCTGATGCAACTAAATCCAAAACAGTATCTTCTACTTGATTGATGATTTCCCAGGTAGAAGTCAAACCAATAGAATTTGTTTGAGGTCCGTTATATCCATTAGTCAAACTTGCACCATCTAAAATCAAACCAAATGTTGCAAGAGAATATGATAGTGAATTTTCTGGAACAACTAATTGACTAGTTATTGTTTGATAATCTTGTCCTGCACTAGTCGTAAAATTCTGTGTATCAGAATATGTAGTAGTTCCATCCGTTACTTTAATTTGTAAAGTAAAAGGATCACCACCAACATAATTTCTATCTCTCAATCCAACAGAGCTATCCATAGTAAAACCCTGAAGCATTTGTTCTTCAGTCATAAAGGTATTAATGTCATTCATAATACTCCATGATGTATCACGACGCTCATCACCAAGATTACCATGTTGATCCCAATAAATTACATCATCATCACTACCACTATCAGAGTTAATATCAGATCGTGGATCATAAGTACAAGCACCACCAGTTCTCAAACAGGTATGTGAAGCACCAGCAGACTTCTCTGTTATATCAGCAGACGTTTCTGTATCTGCAAAAGAAGTTTGGGCCAGGAAGATCATCACTAGGCAGCTAAATAACGTGATGATCTTCCTGTTAAATCTGGATAGACTAGGGGAATTCTCACTCACCAGGTTACCCAGCTTGTTATTAGTAGTCATCATCCCAACTCGGCTCGTCATTACTGTGATATGTATCTAACTCTTTAACTTTATCTTTGTTCTCTCGTTTCTCTCGCCATTCGTGATAGTCTGGTCTACGATATGGTTCTTTCTCCCATATAACTTTAGCAGCTTCTCCAATCTTTCCATCTACAGGACATGGAGTACCAGCCATTTCCATGGCTTGAAAAACTCTTGTATCTTGGCACATTAAACTAACACTAGCAACTTTCATACCCATACCATATAAAGAACGTGCAAGTTTTAATCGTTCACAATTCTCATCTCTAATAGTCTTACCCATAGAGATACCAAACCATGCTGATTGTGCCGCACCACTTATTCCAGTAGTACATACATCTTGATTATTTATAATTACATTTGGTGAAGAAGCTGTACTTGGTGTTCGATCAACTGTCGTTGTTCCCGTAACAGTAGAACTACTTACCGTATTACTGTCTGCCCCATATGCTGTGTGTGATAATATACTGACCATCAAAAACATAACAAGTGAAATTACGAATTTCACTTTTTTACTCCTTATAGTTGAGTGTCCCTCTCTTTTGAATAATTCTTTTCTCTGTTATAATCATATCCATCTTAACATCATATTCGTTAAGCTTCAATTTCCATTTATATGGTAACACTTGAAAATCATATGCTATACCAATTACACAAGTTGTCTTTGGTAATTGATCTAAAAATCTATCATAATATCCTTTGCCTCTACCATATCTTGCTCGTTTTTCATCAAAAACTACTCCTGGGACAATGACTAAATCAACATCTAAAACATTCTCTCTCGGCTCTGGTTCTGGATAAAATATCTCTTTATCAGAATACTTCTCAGCATCATGTATAAGAAATTGTGTCGAAACTTCATTCCCAACACTCTTATAGATATTTATATTTCCAGCACTTTTCCACTCATATGTACTCCATACTGATTTTTGTATTTTCTCAGATAGCTCTAAACACTCTTTAGGACACATATGATTTCTTCGATACATCATCATATTCCTCCATAGTATTTTAAGAGCAAACATTACGGTCCTTTTGGTCTTTCCATTAATGCAAATTCAACTTCAACTATTTTACCATCTCGTAATACTTCTAACTTAATAATTGTACCCGGAGCTCTTCTTGCAATCATAGATGCAAAATTAGTATGTCGTACAATTTCACCATCCAACTTTTGAATAATATCACCTTTAACTAAATGACCAACTGCTGCTCCGTTATCAGCAACCTGAATAATAATAACATTCTTACCAAATTCTAAATTATTATTTTTTGTTTCAATATGATCTAACAAACGATAATGGATTCCCATGTAACTCCATTTTATCTTATTACCTTTTGCAAGACGCGTCAATATATCTTGTGCATATTGTCCATCAATAGCAAAACCAAGTCCAATACTTCCACCTGGTTCTTGACTATTATTTGGTGAAAGAATCAAAGTATTAATACCAATCACTTCTCCATCTGCATTGAACAACGGCCCACCAGAGTTACCACGATTCATTGATGCATCTGTCTGGACAAAAGGAACAAAAGGAGGAGCGGCACGCATAATAGTCCTGTCAACAGCAGAAATAATACCGAAAGACACACTAAAGTCCAATCCAATAGGAGAACCAATAATGATTGCATGGCCTCCCAACAATGGCTTAGAACCCCATGTGACTTCTGGAAACTTCTCTCCTTCTTCATTCTTAATCTTGAGTATTGCAATATCGGATGTTGCATCATAATTAAATACTGTCGCTTCGTATTGTGCATAATTACTAAATCCTATTCTAATAAGACTGGGATTATTAATTGCATTTCTAATTACATGCCAATTAGTAACAATAAAACCATCTTCATGTAAAACAAAACCAGTACCAGAAGAAAACTGATTCTCTCTTGGTGCAGGTATTATTGGTTCTCCAGGTTTTACAAATCGTCTTGCTGAATTACTAATTGGTTGTTTCAACTCAACCGTAATCGTAACAACTGACGGCATTACTTTTGATATAATAGTATGTGGTGACTGAATACCATATCCAGCAGTATGCTCAATAGCTTTTGTTGCAGCTGCACTACCAACAGTTCCTAATGCTGAAAGTGCTGTAACGCCACCACAACCAACTGATAAAAACCAAATGCTACCAATAACTATTAAATTTTTAATGACTTTTTGTAACATCTCTTTCTCCTCCAGTTCCAAGAGAGTTAAAAAATAAGTCAAGGAGTATGTAAATCTATATCATTTCCACCAAGAACACAACTTTTATCTTGCCCCTTGTAAACAAACACAATTGCCCATTGACCGTTGCTCGAATTAATCCACATGCTAACTGTTGCCAAATGTTTATGTCTTTCATCTTGGACTAATCCATCCGCAGCTAATTGCATTTTGTATTGTTTCACAACCATATTCTTGATAAAGTCTTTAGTATTACAATATAGTAAAACCTCATCTAAATTTTTCAACTGATTTGAACCACTTATAGCTGTACTACTACTTAACGTCATAATCAAAATTAAACTCAAGCAATAAATTATTTTTTTCATCAATCTCTCACTTCCATTGTATTTAATGGATGATTCTTTTGTATGTTTCTCACAACTTCATTATAACCACTTGGTACTTTTCGCACACCAACAGAAACAGGATCACATATATCTGCCCCAGAAATTAATCGTTGAACACATCCCTTCTTTTTACAAGAAGGACATCCAGCTTTTAATGGTACATCAATATTTGCGATTGTTTGAAATTCTTCAAACTTGTGAGAACACTTCTCACACTCAAATTCATAGTATGGCATTATACACTTACTCCTAATGGGATTTCAAATTTTGCTAATCTACTTTTCCACTTCCAAAAAGATTCTCCATGATCTGACCGATACAAATGCATCCATTGCCATTGATGAACCATCTCATGTGCTAACACATATAGAAATTCATTTTTATTAATAAAACGATCTGAAATAGAAAGAACAGCATATATTTTTCCATCATATTCTTCAAATGGAATATGCTCAGCATGACAACCTTTCTTTTGTTTTATTTCTATCTCATGGAATGGATAGATTTCATCTCTGAAAATCTCTTGATTGAATATATTAAACCAACGTGTGATAAGATGCTTTGTTGGGAAAAAAGTTTTTATTTTTTTATGTTTTTTATAAGCTCTGCCCAAATTTGTTTCATAACTTCTCACTTCTTGAATTACAGGATTTTCTTTTGAAACGTACATCAATCCTCCTTACAGTTTATAACGATCTGGTCTACCTCCATTTGAACGTGTAGCTACCACAGTCAAACCAGACTCGTTTTTATTAGGTGCAGAAATGTCTGCTTTAAAATCTCTTGTCACCTCATATTCACAAGTTAATGTCGTACCAAAAAAATTGCCTACATATTTTTCTCCGTCCCAATTCAATTTAAAATAATGATCTTCCTCATCAACCAAATCAACTTTTATGTGTTTCTCACTAAATCCTTCAACTACTGTTGCTTGATTATCATACAGTTTTTTTCTGCCAGACTTAACACTAACAGTAGTTTCCAAAACACTTCCATCTGATTGAATGCCTATGCCCATTTTTATACTCCTTCTTCTTTATACATACCTGGCCAAACTTCCAAAACTAATTTAGAAGTAAGTCCTTTTATTTTAGTTTTCTTTTTTAACATCTGCATATATAATTGTGCCTCGGAATCATGCAAACTTTCTAATATTTGTACTAAAAGCTGTTTCTGTCTTTCTGGTTTTAAATTTTCACAAGCTTTATGCCCTTTAACAAAAATAGAACATAATGGCATTTCAACATATAAGCTGTTTGCTTCTTCACCTTCTGGTGTCACAATATCAGGCTTATAATCTGGTTCTTCATTTATCGCCCATTGAACTTTTGGATCAAACAGTCCTCTTAAATAATGTTTAAGGTCTTTCACTTCACTATACTTTATTAAAATATCTTTTTTTGCTTTTTTAGTTTTTGCATCATCTACTTTTTGCAAAATCTCACCAATCATTATAGTATATTTAACTGTTGTCATTAGAAATCTCCTATATGTTCAATTAACATTTTCAACCTATGCTTCACAAAATAATTTAGTAATCCACTACGATTAGGAGGTGTCTGTCCATTATATTGCTCCATAATCTCAAGTGCTATTGGAGGTGGGATATATTCAAAGTCTATCAACTCTTGATTTCTATCCCAACCATGTACCATACCATTATCACAAAAATCTTCTCTACTTTGTGTCAACCACTTAGTAACTTTTTTCTTTGAAACTGGTTTCTGTCTAGTACCTTCAACAATACAATCATCAGCAGAAAGAATATTTGGAATACCATCTCCCTTATCACCACGAATAATATGCTCTTTTAAATAAGCTTCTGCATCAATACCCTTCAACATCTTACCACGCATCGGAGAGTACTGTCTTATCTTCTTATATTTATACAACTGGTTAAAGTCTTTATCACTAGATACGATTAAAGAAGCCTCTTTTAAGTCATTATTTGCGTGTTTAGCTAACACAGCAATCACATCATCACCTTCTGCGTGTGGAACTTGTATCACTTTATATGGAAAATTCGTTTTAAGTTCATCTATTATCCTAGATATTGTATCAAACAATGCTGACCAATCCATACCTTTTTCTTTGTTCTGTTTTTCTCTTTGTACCTTTCTATGAGCCTTATAGTATGGAAATGCAACTTTTCTCCAACTAGAAAGACAGTCCGTACAGATAACCATTTCACCATACTTATCTTTATATTTACTCCTATATGATCGAACACTATTCAATACCAAATGACGAATAAATTCCTCAGAGAATCTTTCCTTATCTGGAACTTTAGATGCCACCATAATACTACCAACTATTATATTTGAAAAATCTAGTAAAATCATAGTACCCCATTATCTTGATATTGTAATACTTCTATATTAGTAATCGAATCCATACGAAATGAACGCCACTCACCTTTATTAATATCAAAAACAGGCAAGACTTCTTCATTCTCTTTACGATTGTCTGGATTTGTTTCAGGAACTAGATTTTCCTGCAACGTGCAATCCATAACACGTTCCTCACCATTTACTTTCGTAAATGTAACTCTCATAGCTTTCTTTTGTAAGTTCTTAATCAATGTATCTCTTTTCATTTTTCCTCCTCATTAAAAAAAGTATCTTCGCGTATACCACCAGTTTTTGAACCTTCAGAAAATGGTTCTTTCTGTATTTGCATAGATGGAATATCTATATCTACAGTAAACTCTTTATCACCAAACTTATCTTCAAAAGTTTTAGCAACATAATTTGTACCATCAACAACCATCTCTTTTGTATCAGCTAAATCTTCCACCAAAATATCTACATTCTCTTTATTCTGAAACAACAAAGAACCCAAAAGAAAAAACAACAATAAAATAATAAGATTTTTAATCATTAGAATACTCCTAATAGTATAGTCTGGGCATTAATTCTACCCGTCATGGTTTGCTCTTTGGTTTTCATATGATTCAACTGCTTTTTCAAAGAGCGTTTGTTCAAAACCTCAAGCACTTCTTGTGGTTTTCTAACAGTTTTCTGGATTGATGTATCTTCATCAAAATGTTGTATGGTGCAACCCTTAACAGAAAGTCCACGAATAGAATTTACAGCATGATAGACACCAAGTTTATTATATCTTGTATTATAGACCCACAACTCCTTGGCCCCAATAATTTTCTCTGGATTAACACTAACCAATTTAAGATCAGTAAATTCTTGTTGATACTTCAACTTCTTAATAAGTCTTGAAGCTGATAATGTTTTCTTCTTGCGTGGTTTGCGTTGTGCTGTAGAGTTCTTAATAATACGATCTAAATCATCAACAATTGTACCATAGAAGTCCATCATCAATTTATGATACTTTGGTTTTAAGTGACTCCATGCTTCGACATAATATTCATCATCTTTATTATATACATCAACTAACTCATTAAAACAATCAACATAAAAAGGCCTCATTTTTCTTGCGTGTGCAGCTTTACAACCAATATCTAATAAATGATTATAAGGCTCATATTTCATCTTATACTCACTATTGATAAAATCATCTACTTGTCCTTCAATAACAGAAATATAATCTTCTACTTTACCCTGTAAGCGATCTTGAATACTGATTTTTGCTCGAGGTTTTTTTTCCGCGTCTACTTCCTCTTTTTCTTTTTGCGCGACAATCTCCAATGAAGGATCAATTTTCACACCATTAATAACTGGTACTGCTCTTGTTACACCATCGGCACAAGTTAAAAGATCGTAAATTTGTTTATTCATTATAAATATATCCTCTCTCAATTATTACTATATGTCATTGTATAATCTCCAGATTGAACCACAACTTCTGGATACTCAGCATGCTTCATTGATTCTTCTTGTTTAATCATTTCTTTATTATAATATTCTTCATCTCTTTCTGGATCGCCAGACTCATTTATAGAATCTAACCAAATCTCAAAATCATGTTTACTCAATTCATCATCTTCAAACATTTCATCCCAAACACTCATTTCATTCAAGCTCCTTTCTAATTAAAATATACTACTATTATAGCAAAATACAACTTAAAACACAAGGAAGAATATGAACTGTAAACTATTGGTTCTAAAGGGTTTATACGAATATTCATAAACCTTTACAAATAAAGGGATTATAAACCCTTTATTTACTTGGGGTTGGTTGTGGCAATTTCTTAGTCAAATATTGAAGCAAATCCAACACGCGACAACAGTATCCATATTCATTATCATAAAAAGCAATCAATTGCAGGAGGCGTTTGTTAACCATTTTGGAGGAGAGAGAATCAACTATAGCAGAACATGAATCACCAATATAATCTACCGATACCAACGGCTCATATGAAACACATAATATTCCATGCATCTTTTTTTCTTTTTCAAACACTTCAATAACTTCTTTCATAATAGTA